CCGCGCTCGGGTTCGCTGCGAATCTGGAAGATGTGCGGGGTCCCCGCTGATGGCCGGTCGTGGCCGACCTCCCAAGGCGGCATCAGCGCGGCGATCGAACCGTGTCCCCGGTCGCGGGGAATGGCGACCGATCCCCGGGATCGGCTGGCAACATGGCCCGATTCCACCTGCCCCGGACGGCCTGATGGCCGCGTCCTTCAACGCTTGGGACACGTGGATGAAGTCGTGGGTCGCAGCTCACTGGACACCGACCGACCTGCCCGGTCTGCGTCAGCTCATCCGCCTGTACGACCAGGTCGAACGAGGCGAGTTCGTCCGAGCCACCGAGCTCCGTCTTGGGATGGATACCTACGGCATCACGCCTAAGGGCCAGCAGGATCGTCGGTGGTCACCACCTGACGAAGGAGCCGGGCCCGTATCGGGTGCAACGCCGGCCGGTCGCTACGCGCATCTCAAGGTGGTGGGCTCGTGACGCTCGTTGCGCCTGAGATCCGTGAGCGTCGCAAGCCCGCCCGTGGCTGGCGTGGCTGGCGCGGGCCAACGGAGCAGAAGCCGTTCCCCTCGCTCGGATGGCTTCTGCTCGACTGGACGTACGGCTTCCTCCCCGACCCGACCCGCGAGGACCAGCCTCTCGTCTACACGGACGAGCAGGCGCGCCGGATCGTCGAGTTCTACGAGCTCGACCCGGTGTCCGGCGAATATGTCAACCAGACGGACATCGAGGAGGAGGCCAAGGGCTTCGGGAAATCGCCGTTCGCCGGGTCCGGCGCGATCAAGCAGTACGCCGGCCCCGTGTGCTTCGACGGCTGGGACGCGGACGGCGAGCCGGTCGGGGTCCCGTGGGGCACCAACGGGCGACCGATCCCGTGGGTCCAGATCGCCGCCGTGTCCGAGGACCAGACCGACAACACCTGGGGGGCGATGTACGGGATGCTCGCCGCTCGCGGCGGCCGGATCGCCGACGATCTGCGGCTCGACCTCGGGCGGACGAAGGTCTACCACCGTGACTATCCGGCCGCCGTGCTCGAGCCGGTCACCGCCTCGAGCGGTTCGCGCACCGGCCAGCGCATCGTGTACGCCGTTCTCGACGAGACGTGGCTCTGGACGAAGCGCAACGGCGGGACCGCCCTCGCCGTGGCCATCCGGGCGAACCTCACGAAGATGAACGGGCGCTCGATGGAGACGACGAACGCGCCGGTCCTCGGGCAGCAGTCCGTCGCCGAGCAGTCGGACCCCGACCACGTCGCGCGAGGCGTGCTGCACCACGCCCGGCGTCCCCAGACGTCGCCAGACCCGTCGTGGCCTGACGAGCGCCTCGAGGCCGAGCTCGCCCACGTGTACGCGCATGTCCCGTGGATCAATCCGAGGCGCCTGGTCGCCGACATCCGGAAGCCGACGAGCGCGTGGGATGACTCGCTCCGGCTGTTCTTCAACATCCGGACGTCAGGCGCCGGCCGGGCCGTGGATCCGCGCCTGTGGGAACTGCGCCGCGCGGAGCAAGATGTTCCGTCGGGCACCCGGATCGGCCTCGGCTTCGACGGGTCGATTTCGCAGGACGCTACCGTGCTGCGAGGCTGCCTGCCGGACGGCTACTCGTTCGTCATCGGGGCTTGGGAGAAGCCATCCGGCGACGATCTCGTGGCGTGGATGGCGGACAACCCGGGTGCGAGTGAGTGGATGGTCGATCGAACGGACGTTCATCAGGCAGTCGCCGATGCCTTCGCCACCTACGACGTCGGGTTGATGCTGTGCGACACGCCGAAGTGGTACTCGGAGATCGAGGCATGGCAGCGCCTCTACGGCGATGACCTCGTGACGCCATTCGATACGAACCAACCGCGCAAGTTCGCGCCGGCCGTTGACCGCTGGCTCACCGCGCTCCGCGAGGGCAGTCACACCCATGATGGCCATCCCCTCACGGATCGGCACGTCAAGGCGGCGCACCTGCGCGCGGTGAGGCTCGCTGATGACGAGGCAGACGGGCGGACCCGGTACGTCCTCGTGAAGGGCGACGACAAAGGTCGGATCGATGCGGCAGTGGCGGACGTCCTCGCATACGAGGCAGCTATGACGATGCCCGACGCCGCCGAGCGCGAGCCGGAGTTCTTCGCCATATGAAGCGCGCCGCCGCCGCCCTCCGATCCCTCGTCGTGTGGCTCGCTTCGGCCGTCGGGCTGGAGGGAGCGTTCCTCCTGCTCGGCACCGCTGGATTGGCCTACGTCGCGTCCTTCGTGCACCCCGCCGGCGCGATCGCTGTTGTGTCCGTCATGGCTCTCTTGATCGGTGTCGCCCTTGCGGTGCCGCCCAGGAGGGCCTGATGGGAGTGCTCGCCCGCCGCGTCGAAGAGGTGCGCGGCAGCGTCTCGGACTGGTACACCCGGGATGACCACGACGACGGACCGTCCTCGACGGCCGGAGTGCGCGTGAATAGCCGGGTCGCGCTCGGCCTGACGACGGTCTGGCGGTGCGTCGACCTGCTCACCTCGGCCGTCTCGCAGGCCCCCAAGGACGTGACTCTGAAGGTCGGCGGGCAGTCGTTCCAGCAGTTCCAGAAGCCAGGCTGGCTGGTGCTCCCCAACCCGGCCGACCCGACGTACACGATCAACGACTACTTCGCGCAGATCTCGATCTCGCTGCTCATCGAGGGCAACTACTTCACCTACGTCGTGGGATCGGTCCACTTCCCGCTGGCCCTGATCCCGCTGCCGCCTTCCCGGGTGCGGGTGATCAAGGGCCTGCGCTACGAGATCCTCGACCAGAACGGCCAGGTCTCGAAGACGGTCGGTCCCGACGAGATGCTCCACGGCACCTGGATGCGTCCACCCGGCGAGCTGCGCGGCATCAGCCCGCTCGAGAACCTCCGACGCAGCATCGGGTCCGCGGTTGCCGCCGAGGAGTACGCCGGTCGCTACTTCGCCCAGGGCGCGACGCTGTCGTTCGGGGTCGAGGTCCCCTACCCGATGGACCCTGTGAAGCAGAGAGAGTTCAAGGAGAAGCTCAGAGAGGGAATGTCCGGCCGCACGAACCAGCACGTCATTGGCGTGCTGACCGACAACGCCAAGTTCATCACGGGCCTTGCCCCGACACCCGAGCAGGCGCAGATGCTCGACACACGCAAGTGGGGCGTCGAGGACCTGTGCCGGCCGTACGGCGTGCCGCCGGCGATGGCCGGCAGCCAGGAGGCCGGCGCGGCGTCGTTCGCCTCGACCGACACCTACGACCGCTGGTTCAAGGAGCGCGGCGTCCAGCCTCTCGCCTCGCGGCTGGAATCGCAGCACGACCGGCTGCTGTCCGTCCCCGAAGGCGTGGCAGACCCCGGGGCGTCAATGCAGTTCCGGTTCAACCTCGACGCGATCGCCCGGGTGTCGCTGCTCGAGCGGTTCCAGGCGTACAGCGAGGGCGTGCGTGGCGGCGTGCTGAAGCCGAACGAGGCCCGTGCTACCGAGGACAAGCCACCCGTCGAAGGCGGCGACAAGCTCTACATGCAGGCCCAGATGGTCCCGCTGGACCAGCTCGGGGCCGCCCCAGCGGCTCCTGTCCTCCCGGAGCCCGACCCCCAGCGGGCTACCCGGGAGGACACGCTGGACCTGGCGCACACCGCGCTCGACGACGCGACCCGGATGGTTGCCAGCGTCGCGGCGATGGACGCCGGGGAGGCGGCTGCGCAGCGGCACGAGGAGATCATCGCGGCCATCAAGGCGATCCCGGCCCCCGTGGTCAACGTTCCGGAGCCTGTTGTGAACGTTGCCGCTCCGATCGTCAACGTGCCAGCTCCCGTGGTGAACATGCCCGCGCTGGACCTCCAACCAGTCGCCGACACGATCGAGGCGCTGCGCCAGCGTCCGACCATGCGGCGAGTCCTGCGTGACAAGTCCACCGGTCTGATCTCCGGCGTCCTCGAGGAGCCGCTGGCCACGTGATCACGCACGAGGCTCCCGCCGGACCGCTGGTCGGCGAGACCGAATGGCTCGCAGCGCACATCGGCGAATCCGCCGGCGTCGTGCCGGTGGGCGGGATCATCATGTGGTCCGGCACGATCGCCACGATCCCCAGCCCCGAGTGGGAGCTGTGCGATGGCACGGCCAACGCTCCTGGCCCCGACCTCCGTGACAAGTTCGTTGTGGGCGCGACACAGGACGACGCGGGGGCCGCCAAGACCAACATCGAGGGCAGCCTCAAGCAGTCGGCCACGCAGACCGGCGCGAGCATCGCGAACCACGCCGCCCTGTCACACGCCAACGGCGCGGTCGGTAACCACACCGGGCTGACCCACGGTGGGTCGATCGGCGACCACGCGGATCTGACGCATGCCGCGCTGAGTCACCCGGCGATCACGATCACCCACGCCGATCACTCGGTGGCGTCGGCATCACACACCCACGCCTCGGGCGCGGACGTGTCGGTGCCGTCCTACGCAGTGGCCTCGGCGCTCGGCTCGCAGCCCAGCCATTCACATGCCTCTGCGGCCAATGCGTCCGCCCCGTCCGGCTCGTTCGCCTCCACGGCGGGCGTGTCACGAGGACCGTGATGCCGGAGGTACAGGAGCAAGAGGAGCAGTGGGTCCTCGGACTCATCTCAATCGGAGGCGACCGATGAACGAATACGAAGCCCGAAGCTCGGACCTCTGGGAGGAGGTCCGGTTCGAGATGCTCGCCGAGGGCAACGGACTGACGATGGATGGGCCGATGGCCCTGTACGGCAAGGCGTCGCGGCTGCTGTCCGAGGTGGACCTCGCCGGATCGCAGCAGGCCCGCTCCCAGCTCGCCCGCCTGGGCGGGAGGACCTTCCGCGAGGTCATCGACCCGGGCGCGTTCGCGCGGTCCCTCAACGCAGCCCCGGACATCGTCCTCCACTACCAGCACGATGAGCGCACCCTGCCGCTCGGTCGCACCAAGGCAGGCACTCTGCGGCTGACCGAATCCGCCGACCAGGTACGGTCGCAGGCCGACCTCCCCGACAACGAGTGGGGGCGCCCGGTGCGCGACGCGGTCCTGCGGGGGGACATCGGCGGGATCAGCTTCCGCATGGGCAAGATAAAGGACTCGTGGTCCCGTGAGAGGCTGGCAGACGGGTACGACGGTCCCGTCCGCCACCTGCACGAGATCCAGCTCCGTCGCGAGATCTCCCTCGTGACATTCCCGGGCTACGACACCCCGGCCACGGTGCGTGAGATGGCCGAGGCCATTGCCGCCGAGCCCGATGAACTCGACGCGGCCTTCCGCGTCCTGCGGGTGCCGGACGGGAAGCTGACAGACGAGCAGCACGAACTTCTGCAGAAGGCGATCGCCACGCGAGTGGAGGCGCCGTACATCTCCCCGGCGGAGATGACCAAGTTGGCCCTCATGCGGGACCGCCTCGGCCCAAAGCCGGAGGACGCCCCCGCGGGGTAACCCCCTTCATCGCCACGCCACACCTCGGAGCGCCGCTCGGAGCCCTCGTAGGCCACCACCGGACGCCACCACGCAAGGGCACGGCACATAGCGACCGAAAGGTGAGACGCGATGAATTCCGTGCACGCGCAGCGTGAGTTCGAGGCCTATCGGGCCGACGACCTCGCTGCTCGCGCCCTCCTCGACCGAGCGGCCGAGGAGAAGCGCAGCACCACTGCCGAGGAGGACGAGCAGTTCGACAAGCTCGTGACCTCCGCGCAGGCCCACAAGGTCCGCGGCGACGCCCTGGCGAAGCAGGACGCCGACGCCAAGACCGTCGAGGAGGCCATCCGGTCCCTCGGCGACGTGATCGACTCGGGTTCGGGAGAGCCGGGTGAGCGGAAGACGGGCAACGCTGCCCTGATCGCGAACATCCAGGCGATCCAGGACGAGTACCGGGGCATGCGGAACGAGCTCGAGCTCGTCCTCGAGATGCCGATCGACCTCGAGAAGCGGTCGGAGGTCCGTGCCATCGCTGACTTCAGCGACAACGGCGCGCTCTACACGACCGACTTCGCGACGCAGATCGCCATCTACAAGCGGACCCTGTCGCCGTGGATCGACCTGTCGTCGATCCTCAACGCCAACAACGGGCGTCCGCTGAACGTCCCGAAGCTCACCGCCGACAACACGACCTACAAGCCGGGTGAGGGCACCGCCATCACCGAGAGCACGCCGACCATCGGGTCGGCGGCGCTGACGACGTCGGCCTACAAGGGCCTGTCCTACATCTCGGCCGAGGCCGAGGAGGACGAGCTCGTCGGGCTGCTCCCGGTCATCGCCCGCCAGCAGGCGCGCTCCATCGGCCTGTCTTTCGGGTCGGACAGCACGACCGCGATCCTCGCGGCCATCAACAACGGTGGCACCGCCACCGGCCTCGGCGGCGCCGGCGCGGCGAACAACGCCCTGTCGACCGCCACGTTCGTCGGCTACGAGGACCTGCTCGACCTCAAGTACAGCCGAGCGGTCCCGTATCGCACGGTTGGCATCTGGGTCATGGCCAACGGCATGATCAAGAAGGCCCGCAAGTACCGCGACGGCCAGGGCCAGTACCTCTGGCAGCCGGCCATCGCGGCAGGCCAGCCCCCGACCTTCGACGGCAACGCGGTCTACGAGGATCCCAACCTCGCGACCCCGGCCTCGGCGACCAAGTCGGTCATCTTCGGCGATCCGGCCGCGGCCCTGCTCATCAAGCAGGTGCCCATCCGGGTCGCGGTGTCGACCGACTTCAAGTTCGACACCGACCAGGTGGCGATCAAGTCCGTGTACCGGGCCGGCCTCGCCGTCCCCGATCCGGCCGCCCTCGCCTACCTCGTCAGCGCGAACACCTAGTCATGCGGCTCGCCTTCACTCCGTGGGGGCGGGCCGTTCCCATGCCCGCGGCGCAGACGA